GCCCAGGCCCGCCAAAGCCCCGAGTACCAGCGCTACCTGGCCGAACTGGCTCAGGAACAGCAATCCACCTCACCGCCCGCGGTCGCTGCTGCCTTAGCGCACGCCGCCTAATCCTCACCCCCATGCCTGTCCCTCCCCTGCCTTTGCTCTTGCCGGCCGTGGACCTCTCCGACGTGGAGCAGGCCACCGAGCAAGCTGGCCACGCCCTAGAGCAAGCCCTGCTGCCGCTCTTCCTCTACTGCGAAAAGACCCAGGGCCGCCCCGAGCTCTCGGACTACCAGTTCAAGCACCTGAACCTGATTCGCGCCGCCCTCGACGCCGTAGCCGCCTACTCGGTGCAGGTTGAGCAGCGCCACCAAGCCAGCCAGGCCAATGTGATGGCCCTCAACCGCCAGCTGCACCACGCCTACGACGCCACCAAGCCCCAGACGCTGGAAAAAGCCATGCTCATCGACTGGGAGAGCATCGCCCTGAACCTGCTCGACCGCCTGCGCCACCCCAACACGCCCCCGCTCTCGCCCCTGGTAGCCCGCCTACGCCAGTTGCCCACCTTCGAGGACAGCCTGGCCCGACTCGACTATCCACTCGACATGCGCCGCCAACTCGCCGCCATCGGCGCCCGCCACCTCCCACCCCCCGCCCATGCCGCCTAACCTGCACCGCTTCACCGCCGAAGCTGCCCACCGGGCCGCCCCCGACGCGCCTGAGCGGCGCCCGCCCGCCGAGGCGCTGCTCACGGCGCAGGCCGTCTGGAAAGAGCTGAAGAACGCCTGGTTTAACGAAGACCCCAACGGCCTGCCCACGCACTTCCCCACGCTGGCTCCCTATTGGTCGTGGCTGCCCGATGAGGTAACGCTCGTCACGGGCTGGCCGGGCCACGGCAAGAGCGAGTTCATGCTCCAGCTCATGCTGACCAAGAGCGTGTACGAGGGCTGGAAGTGGGCGCTCTACGTGCCCGAAAACATGCCCGCCCGCCGCATCATCACCAAGCTCGTGCAGAGCTACGTGGGGCAGAGTGCCAACCCAAAGGCCGGGCAGGCCCGCATGAGCTTTGCCCAGTTCGAGGAGGCCTCGCAGTGGGTATTGCGGCACTTTCACCTCATCAACCCCCGCCAGGCTACCACCCTAGCCGAGCTGCTGCCGATACTACGCCACGCCGTGGCTACCCACCACGTGAAGGGCTGCCTCATCGACCCCTGGAACGCGCTTTCGGGCAACCTGCGCGACTTCGGCGGCCGCGAGGATGAGATGCTCAAAAGCCAGCTCAACGAGCTGCTCGACTTCGCCGAAGACCATCACCAGTGCGTGGTGGTGTGCGCCCACCCCTCGGGCGATGCCCGCACCAAGGACAAAGACATGAACCTGAAAGTACCCGACCAATACAGCGTGAGCGGGGGCAGGATGTGGGCCAACAAGGTCGATAATTTCCTGGTGGTGCACCGCCCCTACGCTGACGAGGACCCCAGCAATACGGCCGTAGACTTCTACGCCCGCAAAATCAAGCAGGAGGGCCTGGTGGGCATGAAGACCCCTAAAGAAGGCGTGCGCCTCACCTTCGAGCGCGGCACCTCGCGCTATATGGACCCCAAGCTCGGCCATGCTCCACTTGACGTGAAGGCCCGGCAGCGCTTTTACCAGTACGGTACCAACGAAATCCCCACGGCTACCCAGGGCACGATGCCCCTGCGCACGGCTAGCCCCGACGAGTTTGGTGACAACTGGCACCTCCACGGTAAACCCATTACCCTACCCACCGCATGAGCTGCCCCCACCTGCACCCCGACACGCTGGCCGCCTGCACCCAAGCCGCCCACGGCTACGACCCGGCTTGCTACTGCGTCATTCATTGGAACTACCGCGATGCCCCACCCGGCCGCAAGTACCTCAAGTACCCGAGCAAGTGGCTCGAAGCAAGCGTGTACCGCTCCTTCCCCGAAGGCACACCCGACCGCTGGGTGCTGGCCGTCGCCGCCGACACCGGCCCCGACCTGCTACGCTTGCTGCGGCAGGAGCTAGCCGCCGTCGCCCAAGGCCAGCGGCCCGACCCCTCGCGGCTTGCTAGCACCTACTACTGCCAGGCGGTGCGCACGGCCGTTGCGCACCCACTGCTACCGGCCGGGCAGCTCGTTCGCAGCCTGCACGCACTGGCCGCCCGGCTGCCCCACTACGAGGCCAAGGCGCTGGCGACGGAACTGGAAGCCGCCATTGACGAGCGCGCCAGCCAGGCCCACCGCCCACCCGAGGGCGGCGGCTGGATTGCCTCGCAGCCCCGCACTACGCACGAGGTTCCGGCTTTCCCGCCGTGAGTGTCCCTTCATCTATGCCTACTGCTGGCACCACCACTACCCGCCAATGGACTCGGCCCAGGATACACCCACCCCCTCAACCGGCTACGGACATCTCGCCCCCTTTACCTACTTAGTTTGGGCTGAGCGCAAAGGATAACAAGATTACCCAAGTGACAACCAAGCCAAGGAACAGTCTTTTCAGCGCTGAGGGCAAAGGCTGTCGCCACGGGTGGGTAAGTCTATACACAATGAACCATATGATAGCTATGGGGCTAAGCAGATTGAGCAAACCAAATACCATTGAACCTCCCATCCTGTAAAAGTAACCTGCTCAGCCAGAACTAATGCTCCGCACCGCCGCCAAAGTCGATGTTAACCAGCCCGCAATCGTGAAAGCGTTGCGGGCTATTGGCGCGACCGTCCTGCACACCCACCAGCTCAAGAACTGTTTCGATATCCTTGTCGGCTACCGCGGCCGCACCTTCCTGATGGAGATAAAGGACCCCAGCCAGCCCGAGAGCAAGCGCCAGCTCACGCCGGGTGAGGCCAAGTTTCGGGAGGAGTGGCGCGGCTCGCCCTATCACATCGTGCATACCCCCGACGAAGCAATTGCCATCATCACCCGACCCTATGCTACACCTATAAATAATATCTAGTAGCACTCAAATTATTAACTTCCTTTCGTAACTTACGCACGCACGCTACCTCTGCAAAATGCTACCTACTCTACCCGTCTTCGACGCCGTTCCGCCCCCTCCCCTCAAGCTGCTGCCCACGCTCTCCATCAACGCCCGCGGCCGCGTTTACCTCAGCCGCGACCTGATGGAGCGCCTCGGCCTGCGTGATGGCCAGCGCGCCAACGTGCTGCCCCCTACCTCCCCCACCGACCCCTGCTGGCACCTGGACCTGCGCGCTAAGTGTCGCCACAAGGTGAGCATCTACAAGCACAGCCGCCCCCGCATCGAGTACGTCAAGCTTCCCCCCGGCCTCATTGCCCCCGGCCAGAAGGTGCGGCTTCAGCTCGTGCCCGGCGACCCCGAATACCCTGGCTTCTATCCCCTGCTGCCCGATGCCTACTTTGCCGCCAAGCAAGCGCCGCCCCTGGCAGCCTGAGCCGCAGAAGCGCGCGTACGTGCAGCACGCTGCCCGCTCGGCCGAGTACGGCACCGCCCGCTGGCAGGCCGCCCGCGCTACCCAGCTAGCCCGTGCCCCACTCTGTGCCATGTGCGCTCAAGCTGGCCGCACCACGGCCGCTACGGTATGCGACCACAAGCAGCCCGTGCGCCTCGGTGGGGACTTCTGGGATAGCAGCAACTACCAGAGCCTGTGCCGCCCCTGCCACCAGGCCAAGAGTGCGGCAGAACGCACGCAACAGTCCCAAGGGGGGTAGGGGGTCAAAATCCTTCGGGCCCTCTCTTGCTAGACCGTAGCCCAGAGTCAAATTCTCACGCTGTCAGGTTAGACAGGTTTTTCATAAATTGTATTTTACCTGCTTTCGCTGCCCTTATGCCCGGCCCCGCTCCTAAACCTGCCCGCCAGAAAAAGCTAGAGGGCACCCACCGCAAGGACCGGGAAGCGCCCAACGCCCTCGACTTCAACCCGGCTACCGACCTACCTGCCCCGCCCGACGACTTACGGCCCGAAGCCGCGCGGCAGTGCTGGAAGGTATGCGCCCAGGAATTGCACACCAAGGGCATGCTAGCCACGGTAGACCTCGCCTTGCTGCGCGCCTACTGCTACCAGGTGGCCCTGATGCTGGAGGCCGAGGAAGAGTTGGAACTGAACGGCAAAACCGAAACGCGCCACACCGCCAACGGCTCGCATACCGTGCGCTCGCCTTGGGTGGCCATCCTGTCGGATGCTACGGAGAAAGTCAGTAAGCTGGGACAGCAATTTGGATTCAGCCCAGCCAGCCGCACGCGCATCAGCATGCCCACCACCGAAAAACCCAAGGCTGACCCTTGGGCCGAACTCTAATGACTACCCCCCGCGACTACTGCGCCATTGCCCACCGCTACGCCCTCGACATGACGGCTGCCTACGCCGCCGAAGAAGCCATCAAGGCCCAGCTGCGCCCGGTGCTCAAGGCTATTGCCGACCTGCGCAAGGAGGAACAGCCCGCCGAAACGGAGCTGGGCCGCTTAGACCTGGCCAAGCTGGAAGCAGCGGCCGAGGCCCTGCGCCAGCGTATCTACGCCCTGCCCGTACGCTGCAACAAGTACGTGGCCCTGGCTTGCCAGCGCCAACTCGACGACCTCAAGCGCAAGCGCTTCGCCTACACCTTCGATGAAGTCCGGGCGGCCCGCATCTGCAAGTTTATTGAACTACTGCCCCACACCAAAGGCGAGTGGGCGGGCCGGCTCATTGAGTTGGAGCCCTGGCAAATCTTCATTCTGACCACCGTATTCGGCTGGGTAGACAAGGCAGGCCGGCGGCGCTATAAAACCACCTACCTCGAAATTCCGCGTAAAAACGCCAAGTCTACCCTCAGCAGCGGCGTGGGCCTCTACATGCTCACGGCCGACGGCGAGGGCGGGGCCGAAGTGTATAGCGCCGCCACTACTAAGGAGCAAGCCCGTATCGTCTGGCAGGATGCTAAAGGCATGGCGCAGAAGTCAAAAGGTTTACAAGCCCGCTTCGGGGTGAAGACGGCCGCACACAGCATCTATACCGAAGAGGGCAGCGTGTTCAAGGCCCTGGCCCGCGACCAGGGCGGCACTCTCGACGGCCTGAACGTGCATTGTGGCATCATCGATGAGCTGCACGCCCACAAAACTCGCGACGTAGTAGAGGTAATCGACACGGCCACCGGCGCCCGCGCGCAATCCCTTCTCTGGCAAATCACCACAGCCGGCACCAACCTCTCGGGCATCTGCTACGAGACCCGCACCTACACCACGAAAGTGCTGGGTGGGCAGTTTACCGACCACCGCCACTTCGGTATCATTTACACCATTGACGCCGACGACGACTGGGCGCACCCCAGTAACTGGGCCAAGGCCAACCCCAACTGGGATATCAGCGTGAGCGTGGAGGATATGACCCGCAAGGGTCAGCGGGCGGTGCGCGTAGCCGGCGCGCAGAGCGGCTTCAAAACCAAGCACCTTAACGTTTGGGTAAATGCTAAGGAAGCGTGGATGGATATGGCAAAGTGGGGCCAGTGTGCCGACCCAAGCCTCAAGCTGGCTGATTTTGCGGGCGAAGAATGTGTAATGGCCGTGGACCTGGCTACCAAGGTAGACGTGGCAGCCCTCGTGCTGCTCTTCAAACGCGCTGAACAGTACTACCTCTTCCCCTTTTTCTGGCTGCCCGAAGAGGTGGCACAGGATGAGGAAGGCGCCCACTATGCTGGCTGGGCTACCGAGGGCTACCTGCACCTGACGCCCGGCAACGTCATCGACCAGAACTTCATTCAGGAAACTATTCGCGGGCTAGCCAGCCGCCACCAGGTACGCGGGCTGGCTTACGATGACTGGCAGGCCAACAAATTCGGCACGGAACTACGCGATGAAGGCCTGCCCGCCACCGAATACCGCATGACGGTGCAGAATATGAGCGAGCCGATGAAGGAATTGCACGCGGTTATTATTTCCGGCAAGCTCAACCACCCCGACAACCCCGTCATGAACTGGATGATGAGCAACGTCGTGGCTAAAATAGATGCCAAGGAAAACATCTACCCACGCAAGGAGCAGCCGAAAAACAAAATCGACGGGCCGGTAGCCGCCATCATGGCTATAGGCGAGTGGCTGACGGGCGAGCATGACAGCGGCTACATCTACGATGATGGCCGCGGTTTCATTGAGTTGTAGGGCTTTCCCCCACTTTCCCCCACCCGCATAGGGGCCCCGGCTAGGGTGCATCGGAGCTTTGATGAAGCTAATCCGACCCCGTGGGCCTCTTCGACTTCCTCAACCGCAAAGCCAAGCCGCTGCCTGTAGCCGGCGACCCCAACCAGCCGGGTGGGGGCGTCTCGTACGTGGGCCAGGGTGGCTACGGCGAGGGTGACCCGAACTTCACGCAGTTCCTGCTAGCCGGCGGCGGCCCGCTCAGCACGCCCGCCAGCAGCAACGCCATTGCGGTGAACGAGTTTACGGCCGTCAGCCTCTCGGCTGTGTGGGCCTGCGTGCGCGTCATTGCCGAGAGCGTGGCCCAACTGCCGTTGCTCGTACTCGACAAGAGCGCCAAGGGCCAGAACCGCCTGGCTACCGAGCACCCCGCCTACCTGCTGCTCACGCTGGAGCCCAACCCGCGGCAATCAGCCTTCAACTTCTGGGAGCTTATGGTGGCCACCTGCGTGCTGTGGGGCAATGCCTATGCCCTGATTGAGCGCGATGGGCGCTACGCCCCCATTGGCCTGCATTGGGTGCACCCGCGCAACGTGGCTGTGGTGGAGTACGGTGGCGAGCTGTTTTACCAGGTATCGGGTGAGGGCCCGCCCCGTGCCGCGGCCGACGTGCTGCACCTGGCCGGCCTCGGCTTCAACGGCGTGACCGGCCGCTCGGTACTGAGTGTGATGCGCGAAAACTTCGCGCTAGGTCTCTCGGCCCAACGCTTCGGCACCAATTTCTACGAGAACGGCGCCAACGTCGGGGCGGTGCTGGAAACACCTACTAAAATTGGTGACCGACCAGGTGCACCCATCAAGCCGGGTGGCGTTAGCTCGTCTACCCTAGAACGCTTGCGCGCTCAATTTGAGCGCCACAACTCCGGTCTGGCCAACTCCCACCGGGTGCTGATTCTAGAGGAGGGCCTTCAGTATAAGCGTATCGGCCTGCCTCCGGCCGACGCCCAATTTATCGAAACTCGTAAGGTGCAGGCTGAGGAAATCGCCCGCGCCTTCCGCGTACCGCAGCACAAAATCGGCATTCTGGAGCGCTCGACCAACAACAACATCGAGCATCAGGGCCTGGAATTTATCACCGACTGCCTGGGCCCCTGGCTGCGGCGCATCGAGCTCGAATGCCGCCGCAAGCTGCTGCGTGAAGTCGAAAAAGCAGCCTACCGCATCCATTTCGACACTGACGCGCTGCTCCGGGGCGACTTCGCGGCCCGCGCCACCTTCTACAAAACGCTGCACGGCGTGGGCCTGCTCTCGGCCAACGACATCGCCGACATGGAAGACCGGGACCACGTGCCCGGCGGCGACACCCGCTACGTGCCCCTGAACATGGCGCCCACCGACTTGCTGCCCGAAATCCTGCTTAAAGGCGGTGGCAACCCTACCCCGACCGACCCCGCACCGCCCCAGAAAGACCCCAAGAAGTCGTGAAAAAGCCCGTCACCACCAGCAAAACCATCGAAAAGCGCTTTCTCGCATGCGCTACCTCGGCCGTGCATGTCGAATACCGCGGCGAGGGCGAGGCCAGGCAGCCGGCGGCTTTCGTGGGCAAGGCCATCGTCTGCAACAGTCGCAGCCACAACCTGGGCGGCTTCGTGGAGGTCATCGACCCCAAGGCCCTCGACGAGTGCGACCTGAGCGATGTGGTGGGCCTCTTCAACCACAACCGCGACCTCGTGCTGGGCCGCACCAGCAGCGGCACACTCACACTCACCCGCGACGCCGACGGCGGGCTCAGCTACCGCATCGCCTACGACCCCACCGACCCCGACCACCAGCGCGTGATGGCCAAGATTCTGCGTGGCGACGTGGTGGGCTCCTCGTTCGCATTCCGCGTGGCAGCCGGCGGCGACAGCTGGGACAAGGAAGAGACCGACACCACCAGCATCTACGTGCGCACGGTCACCAAAATCAGCAAGCTCGGCGACGTGGGCCCCGTCACGGTGCCCGCCTACGCCGCTAGCACGGCCGCCAAGCGCAGCCTTGATGAGTGCCGCCAGCGCGTGACGCCGCCCCCCGCTCAGATTCCCCTCTCGGTGCGCAAGCGCCAGCTCCAGCTGCTCGAAGCCGCTGGCTAACCCTCACGTTCTCACCTTTTTTCTGCTACCCTAATGAAATCTTTGAAAGCCCTGAAAGAGGAGCGCGGCCAAAAGCTCGACGAGTCGCGCAATCTTATCAAAACTGCCGAAACCGAAAAGCGCGAGCTTTCGACCGACGAGGAAACGCGCTTCGACGCCCTCTCGGCCGAGCTGCGCGAGCTCGACACCAAAATTGCCCGCGCCGAAGAGGCCGCCCGCATCCAGGCCCTGGCCGCCGGTACCCAAGGCCAGCGCCACGGCGCAAGTGAGCGCGAGCAACGCGACTTGGGCAAGTACTCCTTCCTGCGCGCCATCAACGCCAAGCTCGACGGCCGCGAGCTTGAGGGGCTGGAGCTGGAAATGCACCAGGAAGGCCAGCGTCAGCACCGCGCCAACGGTGTGACCTCGGCCGGCAACCTCATCGTGCCGCAGATGGTGCTGGAGCACGCCGGCACCAACCGGCGCGATATGACGGCCACCGGCCAGACCACGAGCCCCGGCGACCAGGGCGGCCTGGCCATCCAGACCAACGTGGGCAGCTTCATCGACCGCCTGCGCGCACGCCTGATTCTGGCCAGCATGGGCACCACCCAGCTCACGGGCCTGACGGGCAACATCCTCTTCCCCAAGTTCGTCTCGGACGATAAGGCGGCTGAAAAGAGCGAGAACGCCGCCGCTAACGAAAGCAGCCCCACGGTCAGCAGCATCACGATGGCCCCGCGCCGGTTGCCCGTGTTCACGGAGGTGAGCCGCCAGCTGCTGCTGCAAACCGACGCCTCCGTCGAGGCCATGCTGCAAAACGACCTGGCCTTTCAACTGGCGCAGGTGATGGACCTCTCGGGCATCAACAAAATCCTGAACACGCTCGGCATTGGCTCGGTAGCCGGCGGGGCCAACGGCGCGGCCCCGACCTACCAGAACATCGTGGACCTGGAAACGGCCGTCTCGGCCCTGAACGCCGACTACGGCAGCCTGGGCTACCTCACCAACCCCAAGGTGCGCGGCAAGCTCAAGACCACGGCCAAGATGGGCAACACCATCGCCCAGCCCATCTGGGAGCAGGACGGCACGCTCAACGGCTACCGCACGGGTGTTTCGACGCAGGTGCCTAGCGCCCTGAGCAAGGGCACGGCCGCCAACAGCTTGTCGGCCATCATATTCGGCAATTTCGCCGACTTGGTGCAAGGCCAGTGGGGCGGCATGGAGTTCTTGGTGAACCCCTACGCCCGCGATACGGAGGGCATTATCCGCATCAACGCCTGGACTTTCTACGACGACGTGGTGCGGCGCACTGAATCGTTCGCGGCCATGAAGGACGCGGCCACCAGCTAGGCCAGTAAACAGCCCGGCCGGTCAGCACCGGCCGGGTTATGGTTTCACCTTATTCACGTTCATTGCTATGACTGCTGCTGAAAAAAAAGCCGCCGAGGCGGCCAAGGACGCTGCCGATAAAGCCGCTGATAAAGGCAACGAGGGTCCTGCTCTCACTAAAATCAAGATGGAGCGCTCGCACCCCAGCTACGGCTACCACGCCGGCGAAACGGGCGAGCTACCGGCCGATAAGGCTACCGAACTGATTAAGGGCGGCTTTGCCCAGGCCGTTACCCCGCAAACCGACGAAACCCGCTAGCCCGCCATGCCCGCCCCGCTCACCCTGGCCCAGGTAAAGGCCCACCTCAAGCTATCCCCCTCGGCTACCGAAGAGGATAGCCTGCTCGTGGACATCTACCTGCCGGCCGCCGTGGGTGCCTTCAACAAGGAAAGCAAGCGGCGCTGGCCGAAAGAAGCTGAGCCCACCGACCCCGACACCGGGGCCTACCTCGACGAGGGGGTGCTGACCGAGGATGAGCAGGCTGTGGCCCGGGCCTGGCTGCTGCTTACGCTGGGCCACCTCTACGAGAACCGCGCCAGCGTCTTCGTGGGCGTGAATCTGACCGAGCTGCCGCTGGGCACGGCGAGCCTGATGAACCTAATACGAGTCCCCACGCTATGAATTTCGGCAATTTCAACTGCCTCGTTATGCTGCAAGCACCCCAGCCCGCGCCCGCCAATCAGTTTGGCGGGGCAGGCCAGCAGATGCTGTTCCGCGACGTGGCCGAGGTGTGGGCTGAGCAGAAGCTGGGCGCCGGCACTGAGGTCGTAGAGGCCAACCAACTCACGGCCGTGCAGCAGAGCACCTGGCAGCTGCGCTACCTGCCAGACGTCACGCCCACCTGGCAGCTCGTCTACAACGGGGCCGTGTACGCCATCACGGGCGTGCAGGAAATCGGCCGCCAGGCCGGACTACTCTTAACGACCTACCGCCGTGGCTAGTAACGGCTTCCAACTCGAAGGCTTCGACGCCCTGAATGAGGTGCTGGCTGGCCTGCCCGGCCGCTTCGGCGACCAACAGGTGGATAAGATTCTGCGCAAGGCGGCTCAGCCCTACCTCAAAAAGGCCCGCGAGCTCAGCAGCAACGCCGACGTGACGGGCGACACCACCAAGTCACTCGGCATCATCGCCAACCGCAAGGCCAACAGCATCACGGTGGGCCCCCGGCGCGGCGGTGGCTACAAAGGTTACGTGGCCCACATTCTGGAGTACGGCGCCGCGCCCCACCGCATCGCCGCTAAGGCTGCCGGGGGCCTGCTCAGCTTCGCTGGCACCTTCACCAAGGAGGTCAACCACCCTGGCATTGCGGCCCAGCCGTTCCTGCGGCCGGCGTTCGACGCCACCAACGGGCAGATGGTGCAGAGCGTGAAAGACCAGTGTGCCGAAATTATCGAATCAGGCTTTAAAGCAGTGAAATTCTAGTGGAACCCGGCGTGCTCATTTTCTCGCTGCTCAGCCAGGCGGCGCCGGTGGTGGCGCTGCTAGGCGAGCGCATTTACCCCATTCTAGCGCCGCAGGGCACGCCGTTTCCCTACGCCACCTATCAAGTTATCAGCCAGAACGGCAACGAAACGATGGGCTGCGTGCTCGAAGACGACGCCCGGGTGCAGCTCTCCATTTTTGCCAAGACGTACCCCGAAGTGTGCACCATTTCGGCTGCCTTCCGCGCCACGCTAGCTGGCCAGGAAGTGGGCACGGCGCTGCTCACCTTCGACGGCAACCGGGACCAGGCCAGCGACCCGACCATTTGCTACTTCCGCACGCAGGATTACCTGCTGACCGGCCTCTAACCTCTCACCTTTTTCTGTAAAAACAATGAAAGAAACAATCACCGGCTACAAAGTCGGCCTCTACGTCGAAAAGGAGGAAGGCAGCGACGATTACGTGCGCGTGCTGTGCGCCGAGAGCATCACTCTCGACGTGACCACTGAAGCCCTGGCAACCGACTGCCAAGACACAGACGGGGCCGACGGCAATTTCGCTAGCTCGGAACCCGGCCAAATCAGCTGGACCGCCGGCACCGAAATGACCGTGCGCAACATCACCGGCGCTGATGCCCCCACCAACGTGTCAGCCTCGGAGCTGCTCGACTACCAATTGGCCGGCCGCAAGCTCAAGCTTCAGTACCAACTCGGCAAGGTGGCTGGCTCGCCTGTGTACTCGGGTCAGGTATGGATTAATAAGAATGGCTTCAGCGGCGCCAACAAGGACAAAGTGAAGGCCGCCGTGGGCTTCACCGGTACCGGCCCGCTCACCAAAACGGTAGTGCCCGCCTAACTACCCACTTTCATGTAATCCAGAAAACCCGCCCGGCTTCCGTGGCGGGCTTTTTGGGCAAAATTCATTCCCTTTTTCTGCCATGAAAGTTAACAACACCCCCAACCCCGCCCGCGGCGAGGTAACACTCGTAATTGCCGGCCAGGCCCACCCCATGCGCTTCAGCCTGCGCGTGCTGCACGACTACACCACCCGCACGGGCCACAAGCTGCTCGACCTGGGCACGCGCCTGACTGACGACTTCATCGGTACCGTGGGCGAATTGGTAACCAGCGCCGTGCGCTGCTGCGTGCCTGCTGCCCCGGCTGGCTTCGGCGTAGGCGAGGCGCTCGACCTCGTGGAAGACCTTGATGCGGCCCAGACTAACGAGCTAATGCACGTCATTATGCAGGCCGTGCGCGTGGACCAGGCCCCTTTGTTTCAGGCGCTGATAGCTCAGGCTCCGCAGCCAGCGCCGACGAACGAGGAGATGGCGACGAATGGGGGCAACACCTCGACTTCGCCCTCGGCGAACTAGAACTGTCGCCGGTCGAATTCTGGGAGCTTACCCTTTCGGAGTTCGACCGCAAGTGCCGCGGCTACCACCGCCGCGAGTTGGAGGAATACCGCCGCACGCGCCTGCTGATGGCCGAAATCCGCAACCTCATGCGGGGCCCCAAAGACCCCTGGCAACCAGCTGATGAAATACTGCCTTTGCCCGGCGACGGGCTGCTCCCCGCGGCCGCACCCGAGTCAGCAGAAGATATTGAGGCCCTCTGGGCTGAGCTTGATGCGCGCGACGCCGCGCTACTAAACCCGAAAAATGGCTGATATTCTCGCCTCCGTCTCCGTTGTTCTGGGCGCCGAAATCTCGGGCTTTCGCGCCGCGATGGCCCAAGCCCGGCGTGAGCTCTCGGGCCTCGTTAAGTTCAGCGAGGGACTCAAGGACGTCGGCACCAGCCTCACGCAGTACGTCACGGCCCCGCTGGCCTTGTTCAGCGGGGCCGCCGTGGCAGCGAGCGGCAAGATTGAGAGCCTGAAAAAAGGCATTGAGGCCATCACGCTGCAAGAGCTCGGTAAGCAGGGCGTGACGGGGCTCGCTGCCCTGCGCGCCGCCAGCGAGCAAACCACGGCCCGCATGGCCGAGCTGGAGCAGGTGGCCAAGCGCCCTGGCCTAGGCTTCGAGGGCGCCGTGCAGGGCGACGTGCGCCTGCGCGCGGTAGGTATCTCGGCCGAGCAATCAGCTAAATCCATCGCCGCCTTTGCCAACGCTATCGCCACCACGGGCGGGGGCAAAAGTGAGTTTGACCGGGTGACCGTGCAGCTGGCCCAGCTCAGCGCCAAGGGCAAGGTATTGGCCCAGGACCTGCGCCCCATCATCGAGGCGGCCCCGGCGGTGTCGGGTGCGTTGCAGCGCCTCTACGGCACGGTGGACTCGGAAACCATCTCAGCTAGCCTGGCCAAGCAGGGCAAGAGCAGCACCGACTTTATTGCCGTGCTCACCGACGAGCTGGCCAAGCTGCCGCAGGTGAGCGGGGGCCTCAAAAATGCGTTTGAAAACCTGGCTGATACGGGCACGCTAGCCTTGGCCAAGTTCGGCGACGGCATCAGCCAGGCCCTAAACCTGCCAGGCGTGCTGGCTGGGGTAAGCAGCTTCGTGGAGCGCGCCGCTAACGCCTTCGCTGGCCTGGCCCCGGGCACTCAAGCGCTCATCGTAGGACTGGCTGGCATCGCCGCTGCCGTAGGCCCAGTGCTCGTAGCCGTGGGCACGCTGGGGGCAGCACTACCTGCCATCACGGCCGGCTTTGAAGTGCTGGGCGTCAGCTCGCTGGCGGCCTTGGGGCCCATCCTGCCCGCGGCGCTGGCCGTGGGCGCGGCGGCCCTCGTGGTTTACCAGAACTGGGACGCGCTAACCGCTTACTTCAGCAGTGGGCCCGGGGCTAGCCTCTTCAGCGACCTGGCCAGCGCGGCTGGCTCGGCGGCGAGCGCCATCGGCGAGGCCTTCGGCAATGTGCGGGCCACCGTGGGCACCAGCATGGGCGACCTGCTGGCGGCGGCGGGGCCGGTGCTGGGGGGCACGTTTAAGCAAATCGTAGTGTCGCTGACGGGCGCGCTCAACGTGCTGGCCGGCAGCATCGCGGCCATCAGCGGCGTGCTGACGGGCGACTTTACGCAGGCCGCCAGCGGCGCTAGCCAAGCGTTCTACGGCCTCATCGACCCCATTGCCAGCCTGCTGGGCTTCACCGTGCGCGTGCAGGAGGCTAGCCCCATCCTGGTGCTGAGCCGGCAGGCCACGGAGTTCAACGCTGTGTTTCCGCAGCTGCGCGCCAACCTCGACGCGCTCAACAGCGTGCAGCTCGGGGCGCTGGCCCAGCAGGCGGCGGCCGCCACTAAGCAGGTGGGCCTGCTGGCTGCGTTGGAGGCACAGCTAAAAGAGGCCAAGGATAAGAAAACGAACGCGAGTACCGAAGCTGACATTGCGGCCAGCAATCGGTTGATAGAATCGCTGGAGGCGCAGATTAAGCGCCTTAATGAGCTGGGTATTGCCTCGAAAGAGATGCAGAAGACCTACGCCGACGTGCAGAAGAGCTTGCGCACGGTGGCCAACGAAAGCCTGGCGCTGGGCGACCAGTACGACTATCTAAAAAACCGGCAGAACGCCACAGAGTCGGGCATCAAAAAACTGATTGCGGCCGGCTTCTCACCCGCCAGTTCGGCCGTGCAGCGTCTTGTGGCCGACCTGCGCAATCTCAATAGTACTTTCCTGGGCGCCAGCGAAACGCTGGACTTGCGTAAGCTGAAAGGGGCCGACAAGCTTTTTGAAACGCCGGAGTTTAAGCTAAAGCTGCCCGAAACTATCAAGCCACCCGAAGTACTGCCGATGGACTTGAGCGCCTTCGACCTGAGCGCAGAGGGGCTGGCGGCTGCTTATCAAGGTGTCGGCCAAACGCTTACTGATGCACAGGCGGCTTCGCTGGATGCCACGCGGCTTTTCAATACCCAAATGGGCGAGCTGGCTGATAATCTCGGCGCCTCCATTGGGCCGCTGTTGGCCAATTTTGCCGCGCAGGCCGGCGACGCATTTGGTAGCATCGTAACAGGCGCCGCATCATTTGGCGATGCTATGGAAGGGCTATTTGGTGGTATTCTGCAAGCCCTTGGCGGCTTTATGAGTCAGTTCGGCCAGCAGCTAATAGCTATCGGTATAGGCAAGATTGCCCTTGATAGCTTATTTGCTGGCCCACAAGGTGGCGTGCTGGCAGTTGCAGCCGGGGTAGGCTTGGTTGCCTTGGCTGGGGTAGTAAGTGCCGTAGGCAAGAGTGCCCAAAGTAGCCTAAGCAGCATCGGCTCGGGCGGGCGGGCCGGCGGCGTGAGCACCAGCCCGGCATCGCGGCCCTCTACTTTCTCGCCTACCACTGCGCCGACCGCTAGCGCCGCACCCGCAACTTACACGCACTACATCGAGATTACGGCCAGCGGACGCGATTTGAAGGGTGCGCTTGCGCTCGAAACCGACCGCTTCGGGCGGGTAGTAGGGGTGAAATAAGCGAGCAGCGGCGTTTCCCCCGCTTTCCCCCGCCTGCCTGCCCGCCCCGGTTCCCTCACTTCGGAGCTTTGAGCAATGAGAATCGGGCTCTTTACGCTTACGTACGCCCAAGCCAACCTGCGGCGGCGCGTCTCCTACGAGGATGCCCCGCGCCAGATTGTGGTGGAAGATGCGCGCCTAGACCCCGACGTGCGCTCTACCTCCACGATGGGGAGCCCGCCCGACAGCTGGCCCAAGGGCGACCAGGAACTACTCTTCACCCGCTACGAGGGCAACGATACGGTGCGGGTGTACGCCACGCGTGTCTACCCCTACGCCCGCTTTGAGGTAGAGGCCACCCCGCCGGCCACCACCTGCGACTTGCAGGTAAGCTCGCCGGGGCGCCTGGCGGCCGGCAACGGCTTCGAGTTCACGGTCACGACCTCGCACGGCCCTTGGGCCAGTAGCCTGAGCCCGAACGCGGGCACCTTCACCGAGAATAAGAGCACCTACTTGGTAGGGCCGGGCGACTACGACGTGTACGTGCGCGATGCCGCGGGCTGCCAGCAGAAGGTCACGGCTACGGTCTACGCCACCGCTCCCTCGGCCCCGACCCCCACCCCTGGCAACCCCAGCGCGGGCATGATTCTGCTGCGCCGCCGGGCGCTGCCCAGCCTGCGCGACCCCGACCTGTTTCGGATTAAGGAGGAATACTACGACCCCAAAACCCGCAAGGCCTACTTTTTTGAAACGCCCGACTCGGCCAACGGCGACGAATACAGCCGCCCCGTCACCGAGATTATTGACCGGTGGTGCGTAGACCCCGGCACCCCGCCTTACCGCGAGGTGCGCGTGAGCCACAACGGGACGGGTGGGGTTGACTTCACCAACGTGGACGGGGTGAGCGCCTGCATGGCCTTTTGCACGCTGGGCGTAACGCTCACCCCCTCGCAGGTGCTGGAAGGGCGCGGCGCACTCACGGCCGTGGCCACCGGGGCCCAGGGCACGGTGCTTTTCAGCTTCGACGGCTTCGACACGCCCGGCCTGCCCAGCAGCCCCGACCCCGCCACCGGCCGGCCCAGCTACGTGCTGCGCAGCCAGAAGGTGGGCACCTACACCGTGACAGCTAAGGAGGTGCGCACCGGCGGGTGCGTGGCCACGGCCACCGCCTCGCTCGTAGTGGCCTACGGCCCGCGCTACGAGCACCGCTTTCGGGACCGCGATGACGTGGCTTGCCGGGTACGCATTTTCCAGCGCGAGTACGAGGGGGAGGTGGAGCAGGTGAAGGGCCAGCCCGGCGCCGTCACCGTTGAGTGGCCCGGCTCGGCCACCGACCACGTTTTTACGAACCTCGTGCGGGGCAGCTCCTGCGAGCTGGCGCTGTACATGGCCTATCGCGAGCAGCTCTTGCCGCTGTTTTCGGGCGATGAGCGCCTGCACCGCATCGAGTACGAGCGGGCCGGGCAGCTGTTTTGGAAGGGCTACGTGCTGCCTGAGCAGTACCAGGTGGCCTTTCTGACCCCGCCAGCCACGTTCAGCCTGAGCGCTACGGATGGGCTGGGCACGCTCTCCACGGTGCCCTTCGTGGGCAGCGTGGGCGAAGCGCTGCGCGGCGATTGGACGCTGCTGCGGCTGCTGCAATTCCTGCTCGCCAAGCTCGACCTGGACTTGCCGCTCAACGTGCTATTCAACCTCTACCCGAGTTCGGGTAAGCTCGGCACCGGTGCGCTGGAGCAAATAAAGGTAGACGTGAGCCAGTACCAAGATGAGAAAGGCAAGGCCTGGGACTGCGGCAAAATCCTGACGGAACTCCTGACGCCCTTTGCTGCCCGGCTCTATCAGCAGGACGGGGCATGGTGGCTGGAGCGCCTGGCCGACCTCTCGACGGAGGAAATGACCTACGCCAGCTATCGGCCCGATGGCACCCGCGGGGCCGACGTGCGCCGCTCGCTGCTCGTAGAGGTGCGCCCGCCGGCCGAGCGGCTATTGCGTTGGAAAGAAAAGAGCCAGTACCAGAGCCTGCTGCCCGCCGTGTCGGCCATCACGGTACTAGCCGACCCCGGCGAGCCCGCCAACCTGCTGCGCCGCGCCACCCCGCGCAACACCGACCTGCCGGGCACTTTGCCCGCTTCGTGGTCGGCCTCGCCGGGCCCGCCAGCCAGCTTGCTCGTGTACCAGGGCAAGGACAAGCCGCCACTGCTGCGCCTGACCGGCACGACGGACTTTGCCAAAACACCCGAGCGCGGCGCCTGGGTGCAGACGCCCAAAAGCGTAGCCGTGCCGCTGCGCGATTTGGGCGATACCAACCCCTACAACGGCACGTTCACGCTCAGCTTCACGGCCAAGCCCTACGGCAACACCCCGACAGAGGTGGTGGCCGACCAGCCCACGATGTACGCGGCCGTGAACTTCGGCGGGCTCTGGGTGGCGCCCTACCTGGCTTTCCCCGGGGAGACGCCGGATGTGGAAAAGGTACTGTTTCAATCCTACGTGCGCTTTGCCGACTCGAAAGAGGTGAAGGTGAGCGTGCGCGGCTACGGAGCCAGCCCCCAGGGGCCGCAGCCCATTTTCGTGCGCTTTTATCAGCCCGTGGGCGGCAAGAGCGCCACGACGGTGGACATTTCCGACATCGAAGTGACGTGGGAAAACGAGACGATTCAAGTAGCCGAAACCTACACCACCGAGTACCGCACCGACACCGGCGCGCTCGTGAGCCGGGTAGATGCGGCTACGACGCTTTTCCACTCCGACACGCGCTACGCCCGCCGCCAGGGCACGCTGCTCGATGCGGGCAGCCTGCCGGTGCAGGGGTGGTACGAGGCAGCCAGCCCCGGCATTCTGCTGGAGGCCGCCGACCACCTCGTGATTTACCGCAACTTCTGGCAGCGCAGCCCCGCACAGGTGCTCGGCGGCAAGCTGCGCGGCCCCCTGGCCGGGCCGGGCGCCTTGCTTACCGACCCCAACGAGGCCCGGCCGGGCGTGTACGTGCTCACCGCGGCCACCCACGACGGGCCGCTGGCCAGCTGGCAGCTCATGGCCGTGCAGCTGCGCACGCTCACGCCGCCCCCCTTCACCCTGCCGGAACACGCGATTTACCACGAAGACCTGACCGCAGTTGCCCGCGAAGACGGCACCATTATGACCTACGAACATGACTGACCTACCAAAACGTAAGCTCAGCCAGGACCCGATTTTCCCCAACCTAAAGGCTGGCGACCGGGTGCCGGTGCTGCGTACGCCGCAGGATGAGCCGGATGCTGCCAAGCGCAACGGTACGGCTAGCTTAGATGTGCTGGCCGCCGCTGTAGCCGACCACCTGCCGGGCGGCCTGCCGGGGCCCAACGCGTCGAAGAGCTTGCTCAAAGAGTTTCGCTACTACCGCGCCGTGGACCGCGATGCCGACCCCGACGGCGGCGCATGCTTCGAAACCGATATTGACTACGCTAGCTGCTGTGCCTCCACGGTGGCCCACATTGAGTTCTACCGCGAAAATGACGGTGAGGACTTCCGACAGCAGGACCTGGAATGCGTGTATGACAGCTCGCCCACGCCCGCCGGCCTGGCCTACGTGGATGGCTCATTTACCGGCCTGCGCAACCCGAGCAAGTTTGTGAAGGTGGCCGCCGGCGCCGCGGGCGGCTACACCGACGAGCAAATCAACACCTTCCTGGCCGCCAAGCTCGGCGTGCCGATTGCGCGCAACCTGTCGGACATTCGGCAGGCCATCATAGACCAAGAGGGCCAACTAGACCCTGGCGGCCGCTACGACATTACGGGCAACTGGAATGCCACCGGCACCGACAGCACGGTGTACGTGGTGGCGCTAGACCTCAACACGCTCAACCCGCAAGGCCTCCTGCGCACGGCCGATGGCGCCACCTCGGTGGTGAGCGTGGACATCCGCGCCCGCACCACGACGCCCGTGGCCAGCTACGCGCAGCAGCAGGCGAACACGCAGCAGCTGGCATTGGTGGCGGCCAAAAACGCCAACCTCTACGCGCACTACGCCGATAACAGCGTAGCCCCGTTCAGCACGCTCGATGACTTCCTGGCCGCCGCTGGCCAGCACGGCGGTACGTTGCGCCTGGAAGGCGAGGCTACGGCGCTCAGCATCACTACCACCAACCGGGGCGGCTGGCCCTGCTTCTGGGATGCAGCCGGCAGCACCATTGTGGTGCCGGCGGGCGTGACGCTGAAAAGCTCGGCAGCGGGACTAGCCAACTTTAACTTCGGTAACTTCTTTCTGGATGGGGGTGGCACGTTTCTGCTCAGCGGCCAGCAGGCCCAGGGTACCGCAGCGGGTCAGGCTAGCCGCCTCTTTGCCGGCGTCAGCAACATTACGCTCGACAACCCAGCCGACGTGGTGCTGCTCGATGGCGGCTACTACAAAAAAATAAAGGGCGCAGGCAAGTACTACCTCCTCGGCTCGGTGCAGGTCGATGACCTGAGCGAGGCCCCCAACGTGGTCGACCTGCGCCAGAGCACCGGCGGCGGGGGCGGCAGCTACGTCCTGCCCGCAACCACGGCTACCACGCTCGGCGGCCTGAAGGTGGGCCGGGGCCTGCAAGTAGATGGCGCCGGCGTGGTGTCGGTGGGTGACCCCTACACCACGCTGGAGTTTCAGCCCGCGCCCACGCTCGACATGAGCTTGGCGGCGCAGCTGCTCACGCTCACCAACAACGTGGGCTTTGCCGCCACCACCAACCGGGCGCAGGGCCGCATGGTGCGCGTGTTCCTGTTCAACAACACGGCCGCCGCTGTGACGCTCACTTTCCCCACGGCCTGGGCCTTTCTCGGCGTGCGGCCCACGACGCTGGCGGCGGGCAAAAAGGGCGTGCTCACGCTGGAGTGCGTGTACGGCACGGCGGAAGGAGATATCGTGGCGGGCTATGTAGACCAGAATTAAGATGGCGGCTTTCTCCCTCTCCAACCCTGCCTACGTGGCTCTGCTGGCTGGCGGCGAAAAGGTGCCGGCCGGCTGGCTGGGCCCCGTGGCGCCCGTGGCGCAGGACTGTTTTTACATCAATGAAAACGGCGCCCCTACGCCTGGCTCGTGGGGCGGAGCCGGCGGCCAGCCCCGCCCGCCGGGTGGCTCTGACCACCTCATCTACTTTATCGGCGCCGGGGGCCAGCTGCGCACCACCGGCTATGCGGGTGGCCTCGTGCGGCTCTACGCGCCGGGCGGCAGCGGCGCGGGCCGGGTGCGGCTCGTGGTGACGCGCGTCACGACGGGGGTGGTGCTCTACTACCAAGCCGTGAGTGAGGACCGCCCCGACAATGCCGAGGCCCACCTGCTGCACGAGGTGAACCTGCCCGTATTCGCGGCCTGGCGCCTCGACATCACGGGCCTCGACAACAGCATCAATCTAAGTGATATCCTTTGGTTTTAAGCCTTTTCCGCCGTGCCCCTAGTTCCCTACACCCCGCCGCTGATTGAGCTGCCCATCTCCGATTTGCAGATAGGCGACACGCTTATTCGCCGCCGTGCCCGCTTCGAAAGCCTGCTGCACCAGCAAGGGGCTGACGGACAGAGCTTCGTGCGCATCCTAGTGCGCGTGTGCCCCTACGCCGCGGCCGGCGACGGCTACGGCGAGGCGCTCACCGGGCCGGGCTTTGCCAGCTACCAGGCGCAGCTCGGGGCCGACAACGCCACGCTCGTCGATGCCACCCCTGGGGAGCAGGCCGGCGCCATCCTAGCCGTGCGCGCGCTGGGCCAGTCCGATGAGGCCTGGCAAGCCGTGGCCGACTCGTTTGCCCAGCCCACCATGCTCCAGGCCGATTTTTTCGTGTACCTGCGCGAGAATGAGGCCATTAAGATTGCCGACGTGATTCGCCACCACATTGCCCGCGCTGATGCGCTGGGCCGCTTCGCGTGAGTACGGCCGGTCTCTTTCGCTGGCTGGGCTTTCTGCTTGTGGCTGGCGCCGTGCTCCGCCTATGCTGGCCTATTCCCCGCCTTTTTCTGCCCTAACGCCCGTGCTTACGCCCCAACTCATCGCCCTGCTTTCGCTCTCGCTGGCCGCCTGCATGGCCATCTACAACATCTTCTTTGTGCCCAGTCGTGCCGACCGTGCCGCTGTGGAGGCACGCCTGCACAAGCTCGAAGTCAGCGACGCCAACCACGAAACCCGCTTGGCTGGCTTTCAGCAAGCTACTGAAAAACTAGCCGATGGTATCCACCAACGCTGCCAGGCTATTGAGAATCAGCTCGGCGAAGTGGGCCGCATGCGCGAGGATATGGCCGGCGTGAAGGCCGAACTCAAGCACGTGGTCGACGGCTACCACAGCATTAACAACAAGCTCGACCGCCTGCTAGAGCGGCAGAGCAAGTAAGCTTTTCACCCTTTCCCTTTTTTCTGTATGCTCACTCGTTTTCTCTGCCAGGTGCGCGGCCTGCTGCGCCGCTGGCTGCCCGCCCTGCTGGCCCTGCTGCTGTGCGCCGCCTACTTTCAGTACACCACCCACCAGGAGCAGCACCGCGCGGCGCTGGCGGCGGCCGTCAAGGCTGGCAGCCTCAACGCCGACTCGCCCGAGGTGGCCACGGCCCACAACACGGCCGTGCCGCCCTTCGGACTCGTGGCCGGCAAGTTCCTCTTCGGCCTGGGCCTGTTCTTCGGCGGGCTGGCAGCCGTGTGGTTCGTGCTGCGCTTCGTGGTGCCGGTGCTGCCGCGCTGGGCTACGGCCAGCGGCTACAAACACTCCTTCAACGGCCTGCTGCCGGGCGAGAAGCTGCGCGTGTTCAACCTCATCTGGCTGGGCCTGCTGGGCTACTTTGCCCTGTGCGTGCTCGCCGCCTGCCTCGTATCGTGATGCGCCGGCTTGTTAGTTGTCTGTTGTTAATTGTGAGTTGTCACTTACAACTCATTGCTCAGATAGCCCACCGCGCCCGCCCTGGGCAGCCTGCCCGGGTGCTGGCTATCAGTAAGGCCCGCCTGCCCATCCGCGAGGCTACCGGCCACAACGATGGCCCCGAGGTGGAGGCCGCCCAGCGCGCGGCCGGTGCCCGCCCCGGGGTAGACCCGTGGTGCGGCTGCGAGCAGTTCATGGAGCAAAAGCTAGCCGGGTTACCTAGCCCCGCCTGGCCGGCGGCCGCCCGCAACTGGAGCCTGGCCAGCTCGCCACGCACCTACTTCATCCGGGGCCTGCGCGGCTCGCTCGACAGCCTGCGCCCCGGTCACCAGGTCACGTTTTACTACGCCAACCTGGGCCGGGTGGGCCACGTCGGCCGGCTCGTCGAAGCCTCGCGCGCGGTGCGCCGCGGCCGGCCGGCGCGGGGCTGGGTGGTGCGGGCTGGCAACACGGGCACCGGCGGCGGGCGCGACGGGGCCGGCGTGCACGACGTGTGGTACCCGAGCTACGAATTGTACGCTGCCTCCAACTGGCTTTACTAATCTGCTTATGAAAACGCTCCTCCTCCTTGCCGTGGGCCTGCTGCTCACCGCCCACGCCCCGGCCCAGCGCCGCCCCCGGCCGCAGGCCTGGCGCGGCTTCAGCGGCCCGGCTTATCTGCCTCGGCTCGCCCGCCGCCCATCCCAGCACCACCTCGACTCGCTGGCCAGCGCCGCCCGCCGGCAGCGGTCTCTACTCACCGTCAAATGAAAGTGCTCTTACTCGCCGCCTCGCTACTCCTGGCCAGCTGCGCCACCGAGCGCGTGCCGCTGGCCACCGACGCCAAAGTTGATTCGGCCCTCGTGGCTGCTGGCATTCCACCGCTCTCGGTACACAAGCTCAAGCTCACAGGGCCCGTCACCATTCAGGTGGGCCAGGGCAACACCAGCAGCACGGTGGGCACCGACAAAACCGGGCAGCGGGCGCAGGCTGTGAGCACGGGCGCGGGCTCGCCCATTCAGGCCAGCCAGAAAAAGGGCGGTGTGCCCTGGTGGGTATTCGGCCTCGTGGCCGTCGCGGGCGCCGCTGGCTGGGAGTGGCTCAGCCACTGGGGGCTGCTGACCTGGCTGCCGTGGCGCGTCCGTCTGGGTTAG